GTCACGTATTAACAAGAAATACTGTATCACAGCATTATTAATGTACTCAATAGATGCAGTTTATGCAAACAATGACCATGTTATAATAGAACCTGACATGGATTATATCAGTGATGAAAGTTGGTTTACCTACATAGTTACAGCCTTTATTGGAATTACAACCATAACCCTTTACACCATAGGTCGTAAACTCGGAATCAACTTTCCAATCATAAAAACCATAATCACAATTGCAATGAAAACCTTAGCCGTAATTGGAGTATTAACCACAGCTCTATCACTTGGATATGCTGGTTACAAACACATTTCATTTGAATCAAAAGTGGAATTATCCTATCGTAACGGTACACTAATAAGCGACCTACCAGAAGTTTACCGAAAACCATTCGATATATTACAACCCTATAACGTCCCATTAGTTGTCGGATTCATGGCTTTAATAGCCGGATCACCACCTTTATTAGGACACTTTTCCTGTTTTTTAACCGCTATATTTCTTATTTTTAGCTCAGGATGGACGTTTAAAAGTTTGTACATAATTTGCATAGCAGTAGTCATAGTTAAAGCTTTAAGAAAACAAGGAAACTATATAGATCTTTTTCAAGATTGTTTATGGATACCTATTATAATTCTTGTTTTACTAGTACCGCAAGCAGAAGCTACTCCATTTCTACCAATAGCTGGAGTTGCTCTCACTTATTTGACTACAAAATTTTTAACTATACAAAATGTCAATTACCTTTTTGGCAATTTGTTATACCACCTTGGTGGGCATACATGGAATACTGCGGCTCTTCTCGGAGCTTTTCACGGAAAATTACCTACCATATTTCATGCTCAACCAAATCAATTACATCAGTTACCAGCCACATCTTGGATAACCACCAGAGTAGCTTATTTAATTTTATACGGTGTATCCATGCTTACTAGCAAGGCTGGTACTTACCCTAAGCTTATTAATTTATCTAGCTTTACTTATTTTTTCTGGAACTATCTTACAACCGCCTTTGACTACTTGGGAATCTATAAAAGTTACTATGTTGACACAAATTGTGTTATTCAAGTTAATTATAGATTTCTTCGTTGGGACTGGAATTTACATAACCGCGTATTCACATATAGTCTTGAGAATGCATCAACTTTAGCAAGACGGTGTAAAGTTCAATATCTTCTTGACACTGTCTCTCAAATCTATATTAACGCAGATTTCTGGTACCTATGTCTTGATAACAGCTTATATGCGTATTTTGCGTATTATTTCTTTGGATACTACGGTCTTGAAACCTTAGCCGTCGTATTATTTTATGCCATATTAATCTATAGCATATGCGATTTCAGCCCTGCTGGAATGATAACCAT